CCCGGCGCGTCGAATAAAATACGCAATTGGCGCACCGTAGGAATCCATCTCGATACCGCCGCGCACGCGCTCCGTGTCGAAATTCCGATCCCCCGGATTGGACAAACGATTCAACTCGATCATTTGGATTGCGGTGTTGTAGGGCCGCGACGAATCTCGAATCCACTCAACCGTTGACAGGATTTCCCCCGCCGCAACGTAGACACCGACCGCGAGGCGCACCAGTTGCGTGAAGGTATTCCGCCTAGAGGCATCGACCCAGTTCGATCCACTCTCCGCCCAAAGTGTAAATTTCGTTTCGACTTCCTCTTGGAACTCCGTGGCCCAGTCTTCATCTAGCCCCAGGGCACGAAAGTTCGGCTTCGCGTTCAACATGAACATCGAACCCACAATGCTATCGCGATGGATTTGCTGCCCGGAAGCGACGTAGGCATCGTTCCGAATTATGTCGAGCGAACGCGCGTCGGCCGCATCTTTGTCCGGGAGCACGGCAGCATCGGCGGACTGAATTGCCGGAGCCCACAGCGCCATCTCCCGGCTGTAGCGATCTGCCGCCTCATGCGCGCCGCCCATGGCCATCGGCTCGGGCGTGCCAGTGGGCGACACCAGATAGTCGATCTCTTGATCAATGTCGTCGAAGTGCCGCATCAGAAAACCATCTTCAATGGACCAGGACCATCCACCAGAACGCCCAGTAGGGCCTTCAGCGAGTCGATGTAGGTCACCAAGCCTGCCCGGTTGATCGACGTGTATTCAACACGCTCACCATTCTGATCCACGAAAACACGAGCGGAGCGGCCCGTCAACAGTGCATGGAGTGCATCTTCCGCTTCGGTCAGGGCAGCTTGTGTCGATAGTGTCGGCATGTGTCACCCCAATTTTCCAGCCAGCGCCGCGAGATCATAACTCCCTTTTGACGAACTGTCGAACGGTTTGGCCTCTCCCGCCCCAGGATCAAATACCAGATCATTATCTGACCACTCGTCCGCCCACGACGGCGGAGCATCCCAGACAATCTTTTCAATGCCAACGTGGTGCGGCGAAAGTAAACCGCCCTCACAATAAACCAATAAATCCCAGCTCTCATTTCGAAACTTTTTGGGATTCTCCCACTCGCCTTTCATATTCTTCACTTCGACACACAGCTCTTTATAGAAGTTTATCCCGAGCCAGGCTGGGAATGTAATCTTCCCGCCCGCTGTCGAGCCCCGGTTCAACCTTTGGTCTACCTGGTTCTTCAAACTATTCGTGTTGAGCCAAAGAACGGGGATTTCCCCCCGCGCCCCGGCGGTTCGATCCTTACGTTGAGAGTCCGGGAAATCACGCCGTATCCGTTGGGCCATCTTAGTCGAAGCGCCCTTGATCAATTGGAACCGGTTGTGGAGCCCCGGAACCCATTCAGGCCAATCCTCCGCGTCGGGGTCACCTGGTTGAGGGCCGTGCTTCAGCCACCGCCAGAACCGATAGCTGTTGGCGGTGCCCTCGCCGCCGCCGCCGGAATCACAGAACACCGCCTTAATCGCCATCTCTCGCCCAGACCCGTCGCCCAGCGGATAGGTCTTCAGGATCACTTCACCCAGCAGGATTTTCCAGTCTTCGGGAAACGCAAACGGATTGACCCAGAGAACTTGAGCCTCTCGATCCTCGGCCATGCGTTTCGAGTATTTAAGATCGAACCGGTCAACAATCGTGAGATCGCCGTCCCTGCCGATCCCATGAACCTGGACCACGAACCTGTTCTTCTGCACATCGATAGTCGCCACCAGGAAACGAACCCCGATCGGCACGACCTTGAAGCCGATCTCGATTGCCCGTTCCTTCAACTGCTCTGGCAGACGTTGCGCCTCGGCGCTTTTCGGTATGTAGGGAACGCCCTGATCCACATTGTATGTGGTTTTCAAAGCTTCTTCCGCCCCGGTTCTCTCGAAGACTTCCTCCGCCGCAAGCAGGTTCACTACCAGGTCGCTCCAATCCGCAAACGCCGCCGCTGGGCCTTTGAGCCAGAAGCTCGCGATGTCCCCCCTCGGCGGCGTGCCGAGTATCTCCCCCTCGGATGTTAACGTCTGGCCATCGGCAATCCAGATGCCCCCACGATTCAGCGCGTGCTTGCCGGGGGACGCCGCAGAAGGATCATGGGTGTGCTTATGCGTGCAGTGCGGACAAGAGAGCCACGCAGCCTGCGCAGCGTCGTAGATGTCCTTTGTTTCGGGCCAGCCCATAAGGGAGAAATCAGGCTCAAACCATTCGTGGCAGTTCGAGCAACACCACATCCATCGGCGTCTATCGCCGCGATTGTAGAGAGTGAGAATTCCCTCACAAGGGGGAGCTTCGTTGGCAGTCTCTTTAACCCAACGCGGGTCCGTAACCGGAAAGGACGGTGACGACTCGGCGGCTGTCATCCCGTGCCGTCGAAACGTTCTGGCTCTGGTCCTGCATAGGCTGAAAGGCTCGCCGCTGCCGTCCACATCCATCGGCATTCGATCGTAGTCTGTCAGGAACAAGCGCTGGATAGGCTTACCAGACAGCTCATTGATCGTCGGCCAGGCCAAGGTCAAAAGCATACCGCCCCGGTATCTCTTGTCGAAGGTGTTGTCGTAGTTACGCCCGGTGAGAAGACGAGACCTGACTTCTGGAGAATGTTGGTGCAGTCGGTCAATCCGACGCTTGCTGAAATCGCTCGCGGTCGTCTGCGAAGTCTGCACCAACATCATGTCGCCCTGGTCGCAGATGACGGAGTAGAGCTGCCAGTTCAGGAAGATGTCTGTTTTCCCGCATTGAGCGGGGCCACAAAAGATCATCGCAGTGCATTTCAAACTCTGTAGAACATTCATCGGCTCGACCAGATAAGGTGTTGTCTCGTTCAGCCAGTCTCCGACGTAGGCCCCAGGATTGTTGAGTTTTCTATATTTCGCGGCTGCTTCAGCGACAGTGAGTCGCTCCGTAGGTCGAACCGCCTCGACCGCGTTAACGAGGATTTCTTCTAATGAGCTAAAGAATGTCACTGAAATCATCCTCACCGTCGGTGATCTCTTTGAGCGCGTCCAGCTTTGCCAGCGACGGCGGGGTCGATCGATCTGCCGCATACTCCCGAACTGAGTTCAGAATGCTATCCAGAAGCACATCGATCTGGGCAACGAGAATATCCCGCTGTTCGTCGGAAAGGCCGGTCATCCGTTCTAGCGTTTCGGGCCAGAGCTGCGTGGCCAATTTGACCCTCTTGAACACATCGCCAAAGATATTCAGAACATCGTCGGTAGCCCACAGATGTTGCGCCTGCATCTCCCACTTCTGCCGAGCCACCTGGGCCGCCCAATAGCCCTGCTGAAGCGCCGGAGGCAAGTCCTGGGGCTTCATGTTCCGGACATAAGCCTCAACATCGAATTTCGGCCGAACCAGATACGCGGCGGCTTCCGGCAGAGAGTAGACAGCGCCCGAAGTTTTCTTCCGCAGCGCGGGACACCCCGCCAACTTTCTACGCACCGTGCTAGGGTCCATAAGAAAGTGTTTCGCGAGCCAAGACACAGTAACGCCTTCCTCGATCCGATCGACCACGCCCGACCGACCATCGACAAAAGCTTGTAAATCATACGCAGCATCAGTCATGCGGCTCTCCGAACTTCCTCGACGTGAACCCTAACAGCATCGGTGATCCGATCTTGCGTTGTGTTCTTTCGCTCCAACGCCGCCGCCACTCGAAGATCATTCGTATTCCGGGCCAAGATTCGATATAACCACACATGATCGCTCTTTTGGCCCAACCGAGGCAAGCGCTCATTAAACTGCTGGTATAGTTCCAGCGACCAATTCAGTCCAAACCAAACCGCGATGTTCCCCCCATACTGGAAATTCAAGCCGTGGCCCGCGCTCGCGGGATGCAGTATCAGCCCGGAAAGTTTTCCTCGATTCCAGTCTCGAAGATCATGGGCCGTTTCACCGAAAACACGAAATTTCGGAAACCGTTTCTTGATCGCCACAACATCGAATTTGTAACTGTAGGCGATCAGCACCGGCCTGCCGCCCGCCTCGGCGACTATCGACTCCAGCTCTCGCACTTTTCGGTCGTGAACGTATTCCGCCTGGGCTTCGTCAACGTAGATCGAGCCGTTGGCGAACTGAAGCAGCTTGTTACACAGCACGCCACTGTTAACAGCCTCAACATCGTATTCGTCCAGGACCAGAGTCCTCTCGAATTTCCGATACATCCGCATGTGTTTCGGGTCTAAATGGACGAAACGATCCCGGATGATCAAAGGCGGCAAGTCCGTATAATCCTCTTTTTTTAGAGTGTAGAAAATACCCTTGAGCCGGTCCATGATCTCTTTTTCCGAATGATCGTGGGCCTCCAATCTTCGGGTGTAGGGGTCCTTCCGAAACCAGCGTTGCTCAAACGCCGTTCGGGAAGTTCCAAGCCTTGCCCCTTGATCAAGAATGTAGACCGGCCCCCACAAATCAATCAAGCCGTTGGGTGCCGGTGTCCCGGTCAACTCCCACACACGCTTGAACTTGGGAATGATCTTTCTGAGATATCCAAATTCACTCAGGCGCTTTCGGGAAAAAGTGCCATCCTTGCGCTCGACAGGCTTGGTCCGTTTACTGCCCCCTTTCAACCGAGACGCCTCGTCGTAGATCAGCAAATCATAGGGCCAACTCCGATAGCCCCACCGCTCATACAACCAAGCAAAATTCTCTC